AAGTATTACGATTTTCTTAATCGTCATCCTCATCTTCGTAAGGGATGCGGTCTATCCGATTAGGTAACTCTGGCAGAATCCAATCAGGATAGGCATCACGATCAGTAATGATGGCAAGAGCTATATCCACAGCAAAGCCGCTTCTGCGCAAGGCTTTATACATCTCGTTGATACTGATTGCCCACGCGTCTAGCGCGTTGTAAGTGTCTAGGTCTATGACCTTCTTCTTAGCCATAGGTAAAGTGTTACTTACCTAACAACTCAATTATGGTATCGACACGCGCTTCAAGGCGAGAGACCTGATCCTTGATAGATGAGCCGCCGTTTGGCTTTAACTCTGCAAGGTAATGCTTAATCATGAACTGCGTGTAAGCAGCCAAGCCGCCAAGGACTGTAACAATTCCTACAGCCCAAGCTGCGAGGTCTGCCGCGCTCATTTCTTAGGAGTTGCGTATCCGAATACGCCCGCTACAACTGCGCCAAGGATTGAGCGATAGTCCAGAGCAAAGTTTGAGGTAGTACCCCAGACTGCTAGGAACGCGCCAATAGAAATAATTGCTGGGTGCTTCATGTTCATGCTGTGCCGCCTATCATCGGGATATTAAAGAACGAATCATCTGAATCGCCCTGCTTAGTGAAACTAATATGGCAATGCTTGTCGTGCGGATTAAGTCCACGATACTTGCGCCAACGCCACCCCATGCGAGAGGAAGCAATGCGCCCTGCGAAGATGACATAAGAGATTCTCTTATCGCCACGCTTTGCGCAGAGTCGTATCTGATCTGCAAGATATGGCATGAGGTCTGGCTTTGCCTTCCCAGATAAATCCCTGTCAATGTCAATGGCTCTGACGATGCCTTTTGCATCAGGATTGTGGTCAGAAGGATTAAGTGAATGAGCGAGATTGCCGATCCAGCCATCCGAGGCTCTATCGCGGTCTGGGTAACTATCATCGACTTGCTCCCTTAACTGCTGCCCTGCCTTGCATAGCCATGGGTTCATGCCAGTAGAAGCTTTGCCTCATCAGCAGTAATACCTAGACGATCTAGCAGCGCAGCCTTAGCCGCAGCATCAGCTTCTGCCTTAGCATCTTCTTCAGCCTTCTTCTCGGCTGCTAGTTCTGCCTGATAGGTAAGTTCTGCAACCTCGGCATCGGTCAATTCGATAATTGACTCCACGCCTGTCTCGCAGTTGATTTCGATTCGTGTTGGATTAGGCATTTTTGACTCCATATAGGTAGAAATTGGAATACTGCTGGAAAGTATTTCCAGAAGCAGCAAGGGTAATGCTTGAGATTGCCGCGCCATTAGTTACTGTATTAGCGGCAATGTTTAGATTTGCAGCGGTGGCATTATTTTCCGTTACAGTATCGCTAGAGATAGATTTAACTCCCGTTGATGTGTAATTGGGAATATAAAACTCGGAATTGCTAAAGGTTGATGCTGTAGCGGTTGCTCCTGTAGCATCTGAGACAAGGGCAAAAGCGGTTGATGTGCTTGATGTGGCACTTGTGCCGTTAATTGTGTAAAGACCGCGCCATTGCTGAGCTGATTGTCCATTGACTGTTAAAAAAATGTCATCATAAATTGCCCCTGCTGCGTTGGTTCGAGCAGATACTTTAACAACAATATCTGTGTAAGTATTTGGGATTGCAGAAAAAATAATACTCGTTGCCCCGCCTGACCCGACTGTAGAAGAAGCGATTAACTCAAATGTATTTGGCATTATGCGCTCGCAATTCCATAGAGGGTAAAGGTTGAGCCTGAAGCGAAAGATTGCCCGTTCTCAGGCTGTAAAGTCAATGAGGTGATTGCAGCGGTATTGCGCCACAAAGACACTGACTGAAATACCTGAGTGCTTGCATCGTTTCTACGTTCTAAAGATGTGTTGTATGTCGTAGTATCTGCATAGTTCATAATGTTTACTATGTTTGCCTGATAGTTCTGTGATGCAAAGCCACCCAAAGCAAAAGAAAGATTTGATTGACGCCCTGAAGCAGCGGCTGTGCCAGTACCAAAAAGATATGTGAATGAATAATTATTTCCAGAATCACCATTGAAGCGCAGCATAATGCTTTCCGTTGAGCCTGTTGATTTTGCTGCTGAAATAATAACCAAATCTGTGTAAGTGCTAGGAATTGACGAAAAGGTATAAGACGCTGCTGCGCTTCCCAGCGTGGTAGTGGCTATCGGCGTGTAAGTAGAACCTGCGGGCATTTATCTATCCTTTGATTCCGTAAAGGGCAAACTGGGAGTATTGAGCCCAATTGCCTGAAAATGGAAATAAATCTACACGATTAACAGCTGTTGTGGATTGCCATAAACCAGACTCCAACCCCAAGTGACCGCTTCCGTTGTTATCTGCTCCAGCCAAAGTTCTAAGAGTTTTATATTTGTTGGTGTTTTGATAATCCAAAATATCTATGATTACAGCACTAAATATATTAGAACCAAAACTAGCATCTGCGGTGTTGTACCCATAACGCATTTGCGGTTGTGTTGAGCCTGACCCTGCGATTGCAGCAGTTCCATTGCCATTTAATCTGTGCCAAGAATAATTATTTCCTGAATCGTTGTTAAGACGAATATAGGGGTGGTCACCACTTAAATTACTGGCGGCTCTTTCAATAGTCCTAATCTGCAAATGCTTGTAGGTGCTAGGGATTGACGTGAAAGAAACCGAACTAGAGCCACCTGCTCCAACTGTTACTGTGGCAATAGACTCATAGGAGTTGGTAGCTGCTGCTACCCCTGTTCCATGAATCGCAGCTATTTGATTAAGCAATTGCGCCTACCACATACCAAGTGTCGGTTGCTGTCTTGATGCAGACGGCAGACTTGTACTGTGCAAGGGTTGGGCTTGCTGCTGTTGCCCCTGCTGATAATACTGTGGTTGTGGCTGGGGTGACTGCCGAAATTGTGCAAGTACCAGCACCGATGTTAAGGACTGTAATTGCTGTGCCTACTGGGAAGGCAACCGAAGCATTGGTTGGGAGCTTAAAGGCAATGGCAGTTGCCTTGTTCATAATCTCGAGGACTTGGTACTGATCCGCTAAAACGGCTGTGTAGTCGCTTGTATTGGCTGTGCCAACTGTGAAGGTTGGGAGGCTGTTATAGGTAGCCGCTGTTAATACGTCTCCTGTTGTGACTGGAAAGGTTGCCATGTTGCTCCTAATAACTCAATGTAGATGTGCCGATTATACCGTATGTACTGCTTCCAATAATGAATCCGTCCACTATTGGCTCAAGCGTGGTGATTGCTACTTGCATTTTGTTAGCTGTTATATCCCAAGCGAAGCCCTGCGCCTGTAATGTCTTGTTAATTGTCGAGCCTGATTCTGTGACGTTTGTGATGTCTAGGTTGTCAAAGTAATCAAGCCCAATAAGGGTATCCGTTGGTACTGCTGGGTCTAGTAAGTCCACCAGCATCTCGTCAATGCGGATTGTGGTTTCCTTGCGGGTATTGACATAGTTCTGGGCGATACCTAGGACGATGTCATCTGTCTGTGCCACAAGGTTCTCTTGTGTCAGGCTGTGTGGAAAGTACTTGTCAATCGAGGACTGGCTATAGACCAGTTGAGCTGTGCCGCCTACGCGATTGAACTTAACATCGTTGATAATGAGCTTATCGTCAAAGGCATACTTAACGTTGCGGTAAGGAATCCCTGTGGTCTGATTAAAGGCGATAGCGGGCTCACCAAGGCTAGAAGTAACCTCTGTGCGGTTGAGATATACGGCTGTGCCGTCTGCGCTCATGTAGAACGCTCCTAGCCCTTCAGAGAACTCTGCGTTTTTAATCGCATCGAGGGTTGAGCGGTTAGTCGCAGGATCAGCGACACAGGTCGAGACTCCTGTAGAGATTGAGCGCATAGATGCAGGGAAGCTCACATTGTCCAGAATCTTGTTAATGCGTGTACCTGTGTCTTGCCCTGCTGCTGTGTCTGGGATAGTGCCTACGTTAGACATCTGCAAGAGACGGAAGCCATCGGTACACATGATGTCCACATAGGCAGTTTCCTGCCCTACAGGGAAGGTGTAGCGGTAGTCGTTAACATAGCCAGAAAATAGAAAGTGTTCTGCTGTGGCTGTGGTTGCAGAAATACGCAGCTTACGAAGCGGCACAAGATAGCCGTAGTAAGGCGATGCGGGGTTCTGCGGGTTAAAGTATCCGTTAGGGTCTAAGACTCGGACAATGGCTGTTCCAGCATCGTAAGTATCCTTCATGATGTTACGACCACGCCTAATAGAGATGCTATAAACGTCTGGCGTTAAATCAACTGTTGGAATTATTACATCAGATGAGCCAAAGGAATTGACCCCGATGACTCCGTTATCTGGTGAACCAATCACAAAGCCTGACCCGAAGGTTGCCCCGCCAGAGAAGTCGAAGCTGACTGCTATCTGTGCGGGTAGGCTCATAAGAAGAATCCAGAGTAACGCTCTAGTTGTGCCACCTTGCCAGACGATAGGGAACTGTTCTGTAGGTTGCGGGCAATAGTCTCGGTTAGGTCTTGCTCAGATATAACTGATCCTGCAACGTTCACCACAACTGTGCTGCCAGCGTTAGGGTTGTAACTCAAGCCTGTCATCTGGTTATAAGAAATCATGCCATCTGAAGGGTAGGCAGATACGTTTGTTGCTGGTGGTGTTGGAACGCTTGTGTTGCCTTGTGGCGATGTAGGTACTGGCGCATTAGTCATAATGGCGGCTGCCTTGCCAGCCAAGTAAGACAGGTAGGCATCGAGATACTCGAATGGGTTACGAGCATTAGGCAAAGCGGTCAGGAATCGTGCAAGGTTGCCTGAAGCATCCTGCGCCTTAAGAATCTGATTAGTAAGGTCTCTGGCTACTGCCTCGTTGCCGTTAAGAATTGCAAGCTGCGCCTGTACGCGCATTGTTTCCTCTTGGGTAAGTTTACCCTTCAGAGCTGCAACCAATTGAATCTGCTCTAAGTCAAAGACTGTGGCTGACTTCTTAAGGCTGTTCTGCTTCTTCTGCTCGGCTGTAAGAGCCTTTGTAGATGCGACCTGCTTCTTGGTGAGGGCTGCTACTTCCTTGGCTCGCTTAGCGGCTGCCGCCTCTGCTTCGCGCTGCTGGCGTGTGCGCAGGGCTGTACCTGCTGGTGAGGCTGAACGTCCGCGAGAGACTGTCGGGGTGCGGTCAAGGGTTCTGGCGAGCAAACCATCTGCGCCTGTGAGACCACCAAAAGAAGTAAGGAAATCAAGACCCTTGTATAACTGACGTAATCCGTTAATGGCTTGGGCTGTAGCCATAGTAATGGCGTTGATGCCCTTAGCAATATTCTCAATAGTCTTTTGTGCATCGCTGGCTTGTGATCCACCACCAAGGACTGCAAAGGCATCGACAAGACCTTTACCGATTGACTCCTTAGCGTTCTCTGATGAGACGCGCAACACATCTAATTTATATGAAGTAGTGGTGAGGTAATCCTGCGCTGCTCCAGCAGACTTAGCCAGCATGATGCCTAGAATCTCGTTAAAGCTCTTGGTCTGTAGTTCGGCTCGGGTAAGCCCTGTGTTGTACTTGATAAGCCCGCGAGTAATGCCTACATAGCCTTTGCCTAAGTCTGTAGTTACTGTGGCTAAATCTATGCCTGTGGCTCGGCTAATCTGGATGGCATTGTTAAGCAGCTCTTGAGACTTTGTTAATGATCCAGTTATGTTGAGTAAAGACTGGAAGGCTGGGCGTAGCACGTCATCTGATATTGCCGCGCTTTGTTCTAGCCCAGAAATAAAGTCTGCAACCTGCACCTTGGAGAAAGACAACCCAAGGTTATCGACTGCGCTAGATAGTCTGCGGGCTGCCGCCTCATCTTCTGCAAAGGCTTTAACTGCCGCCTTGCCATAGGCTGCCATAGCAGATGCGCCAAGGGTAATGCCAAGAGTGCGCCCTAGCTTCTTAATTGTCTTGTCTAATCCCTTGACTGACTTCTCTGCTTTGTTTAAGCCTGTCGCGTCCATCGTAGTGGCGATGCGGATTGCTAGGTCTGTCATACCAGCCATTAGTCAGCCTTCCTTGCTCTAAATGCTATTTCGCCTCTGGCGTTAGACTTCTTTACAGCCTTTTCGTTTGAGGCTTGGATAGCCTTCACAACTGCGGCAGTTGTCTTGCCTTGATCGTTAGCCCATGCTCTGAAGAGTAAACGACCCTTGGTCTTGCGAGTTCTGCGACCTGCGCTGTTGGATTGCTGTGAATCAACCAATGGCGGTAACGCGTTAATAAACTGCCGTCCAGCATTAGGGTTTGCAGACTTATTGACTGTCTTGTCCATCTGCCATTCTGTTATGAACTTGCCGTTGCGGTACTTCTTAACTCGCTGGGCTGGTGGTAATCCTTGTGGATTCTTACGCCCTGCGGTCTCGTAGATAGCACCAGAAGCAGACTTGTTAAAGATTGTTGCAAGGCTTCTAAAGCCTCGCTTGTTTGGCTTTGTAGGCGTTGTGGAGTAGCCCAAGCCTTTCTTAATAAGTCCAGCGTTGAAGGCTCGATACTCCCAGACTCCAACTGCGTTGCCCCAACCGCTCAAGGGAGAATCGCTCGGCACGAATCCTCTAGCTTGATTAACCACTTTGCGCAGATGTCCTGCGATTTCCTTCTGGGTTTCCTTGGCTAACTCTGGGGCATATTGCTTAAGGGCTTTGCTAAGAGCTACGGCGTTGTCGAGTTCTACTGGCATCGCTTCGCTCCTTTGCTATGTCCTTTAATACCTGAACATGAGCCTTGAAAGCCATCGGAGAAAGTTCCACGATGGTGTTGAACGGAACTCCATACTCGTAACTTAATCTAGCCGCGAGATAGGTGAGGGAGTTCCGATCTAACCTAAAGGGTCAGACTCTAAGACCTCAACTGACTTGAGAGTCTCGAGAAACTGTTCCCCAAAGGGTTTGACTGTTTCACCCGAACGTCTAATTGCTTCCCAGCAGAGCCAGTACACGTCTGACTGCTTCTGATCTTCAATCAAGGCTTTGTGAAAGCCCTTCTTGGCGTATTGCTCAAAGCTGTACTCCAAGACTGGAGTTATTTCGAACTCCTGTACTTGTCCGTCAGCCCTTGTTACTTTGAGTTTTGCCATAGCCCTTATCTCCTTCTTACGCTGTTGTTACTGCTACTGTACCAGAAACGTTCCAAGTTACAGATTGTGTGCCTAGGTCTCCAACTGCGCCGTTGATGTCGGTGAGGTTATTGACTAGGCAGGTCATTGTGTAAAGTGGGTTGGTCGCTGAAGTTGCTGCAGAAGTCTGCTTGACTGTAACTGTTACGTTTGTGCCGTATGCAGCCTGAAGTGTCTGCAAGACTTCTGATGTCGCTGTGTCGTTGAGGAAGTCGATTGTAAGTGATGCTGCTTCAAGACCCTTAACGAACTTGTGTCCTGAATCGCCCATCGCTGTTACTTCAAGCTCATCGAATGTGCGGTTGATTGTGATTGCTGTGACGTGATCTGACAAGTCTACTGAATTGACTGTAAGAACTACGCCATTGTTTAGAAATACTGCCATTTCAGTTATTCCTCATCTTTCTTGGTAGTTGGTTTTTCCTTGGCTGTTGGAGCTTGTCCGATTTTCACTAGAAAAGCGTCGCGCTCCTTTTCCCAATCTGACATGGTTAGCTCCATTCCGTTAGGGTGCTTACCTGCACGTTACAGGTAAGCAGGTCTCCAGTAGGCAGGTTGAGTACAGCAGGTGCGCTCACGCTTCCTACGTTAAAGACAATGCTAGATGCTTCGAGTAGTTGGAATACTCGGATAATGTCATCCTCGATACCAGCAAGGTTGCCTTGGTTATCGAGCAATGGCACAAGGATAGAAATCTGAAAGTTAGCCAATGGAGCAATAGCCGTATAGTCGTTATTGCTTGGCACAATATAAGGATCAGCAGGGCTAACGATTACGCTGTTAGCAATAGGCGTTGCAGGTGGGTAGGAGAATACTGACCACTTCGTGTTATCAGTAAGAGCTGCTGCAATGCTAGAGCGTAGGGTGGTTATCGCTGGCATCAGCCCACCATAGAGTTAGGGCTTAGGTAAGGTGCAAGTAAGCCACGAACGCGAGCCATGAGCTGATTAGACATTGTGTATGGGCTTGGAGCGAAGCCGTCAATAGATACGCCTTGTCCAGTTGGTGCTTGACGTGCTTGCCAGATAGCGACAGCAATCATGAGGCTGGCTTCTTGAATAGCAGGGATGGTTGTGTAATCAACGTAAGTATCGGCTGACAATGTGCCGAATGGGTTGATTGGGTGGTAGGTAGCAGGTGTGTTGTTATTGCCTGTGATGGCGTAAGTGATTGAATACTCGCCAACGCCTGTAATAGTCTTATTGCCATTGTGCTTTGAGCCACAACCAGCGATGTTTACAGTTTGTCCAACATAGAAAACGTCTTGCACTTTGTCGTTAAAGAATGAAGTGCCTGTGCTTTCTGTGTTGCTATGCCCCACAATTGGAGTCGTGTTAGTCCATAGAAAAGGCAACATAACGTTATCGGCAGCATCGCAGACGGACTGCAAGACAGCATCGGTGTAAAGAGTACCGATGCCAAGTGCTGTGCGCAATTCGCTGACTGTCGTGACTGACATTGTTATCCTTTCTAAAGACTAGGGGAGCTGCAAGGGCTCTGGCAGCCCCCCTAGCGACTTAGGGTGTTGCTATTATGTAAGGTTGAACTTACGAACGCCCTTACCTGACTTAGCGAGGTAGATAGCGAGGTATCCGTAGAGGTTGATTTCTACTTCACCTGATGTAAGAACGTTTACGCGAAGCTGGGTTGTTGGTGACTCCCAGACATAGACTGATGATGGTGCAACAAGGAATGCAGAGTTATCTACGATGCCTGATGCAGAGATGTTGTGATCAACAATGAGGTCTGTACCAAGTACGCCACCTACAACGCTTGTAGCAACTGCGTTGCCTGATGCGTTCTGTGTTGCGCCCTGTGCAGAGTAAAGTGCGCGACCTGTTGAGTCTGCGTATCCTGCGATTGCTGCCCATTGGTCTGTTGATGCAACGAGCTTGTTAGCGAAGTCTCCACCAGTTCCCTTGTATGCGGCTGCGCCTTCTACAGAGATGAATGACTGAAGTCCTGCTGCTGTTGCTGCAACTGATGTTGCTGTTGTACCTGATGAAATGAACTCTGCAAGGAGAGCTGCATCTGTAGCCTTTTCGTAAGCCTTGCGAAGTTCTGCCATCATGAGTTCCATGAACGCAGGTGATGAGCGGTCGATAAGCTCGAATGAGACACGCTGTAAACCAGAGAACTTGTTGATGTTCACTGTGTCGTAAGCAGAGGTCATGCCTGTTTCTGATGGTGCAGCACCTTCGTTTGTGTCTGCAACTGTTGGTGCAACGTCTGGTGTTGCTGCGTTGGTGTACAGGCGAGGGACTGTGAAGCTCATGCCTGAATCTACAAGTGCTGAACGGGTCGCTGCCTCGAAAGCAGGGCGACCGCTGAATGTATCTGTGATGAAGTTGTTGAGATGGGTTGGCAAAGTCAGACCCGTGTTTGTAGATGTGGAATCATCTGCGGCGCGTACTACGCGGCGTGCTTCGTCATCTCCTAGGGCTGCCTTGATTGAGGCTTCGAGGTATTGCACACCTGTGATTGGTGCAACGCGCTCGCGTACATAGTGTGATGCTGCAACTGTTGGGCGAGCCGCTTCTTCTGCCGCTGCTTCAACTGCTGGAGCTTCTACCTGTGTGGTATCTTCCACGACTGGCTCGCTTTCTGTTGGTTGGGTTTCAGCAGGGATTACTTCCTCTGCTGCGATCTCTAGCACTTGAGCAGACTTAAAGGCTGGCTCGGTTACTAGAGAAACTTCTTTGAGTTTTGCTGCTGTGACTACTGTGTGTCCGTTGCGTGATGGTGCTGATGCAATAATCTCTGCACCGATAGACAAGCCAGAGACAAGTCCTTCTTGCGCCATAACGAGAGCATCGTTGCCACCTGTAGAGCGTGACAACTTAAATG